GATAAGGTGTTTTTCCAGTTCTATTATCTACCGCTGTCATAAAGTTCCAAAGGTTATCTTTGGTCTTAGGCGTTAGTTTAAATCCGTTAATCTCATCCTTATCATAAAGATCTTTTTTGAAGCCGTTCCAGTAATCTAATTGCTCCTTCTTCGTAGCCTCATTTTTAGAGGCTTGATTCTTTAACAACTGATCTTTTTCGTAAGCTTCTTGTTTTTGGAGTTTGTTGATTGCTGGTTTAGCTCTTTTCTCAAGAGTACCGTTAATCTCCCACTCCTCAATCATATCTTGTATATCTTCTTCAGATTCTCCAGTTAACCTCAGAGATGCAGTAATCGCTTCTTTCTGAGTATCTTCCGTATCAATCTTAAAATCAGACCATGATTGTTCTTTATAGTATGTATCTAAAAATTGCTTAGTTGTACCGCCATTCTCTACAAACTCAAGCATTTTAACGTAATCTTCAGGTAGTGATTCAGTCCATCTATTAATCCTGTTTTGTACAGTCTTATCAATTAACTTGTTAACACCTTCTGGACTAGCTTCAAAATCCTCGTCTGTATCGTCAAAATCTAATGACCCTTTGTTAAACAGTTCTTTTGTAAACTCCTTAAACCCAGTAACATTAATATCTTCACTTTCGTCTTCAGATTGGATAACTTCCTCATCCTCAACTACTTCGTCTTTTTTAGCAGCCTTCTTTTGCTTCTCGATCACCTTTTCAAGGGCTTTATCCCCTTCTTCGATAGCCTTATCTTTATCAAGTAAGTTATCTGGTTCTTCTAGTAGTGCGTTATCTCCCGATTCTACGTCATCTGTATCCTCTTCTTTTGGAGTGTCTATTGCAAACTCTCCTTTTAAAAGACTGAATTCCTTAAAAGGATTTCCAATCTCTTCTAGCTTTTCTTCTTTTTTTCCCATGTTGTATATTGTAAATATAATTAAAATTGTTATACGTTCAAAGCTTTAATAATAATATACTGTTTCAGTATATAGCGCTTTTTTGTACCTGATTATTTAATTTCTCTGTTTTCTAAGTGTTTTATGACTTCTCTTAAGTTACCTGCTAATGTATATTGCTGATCTAGCACTAAATTGTACTTTAAATCCTCTAATATCTTTATAAGTTCTTTAGTATCCATTATTTCTTAGGTTTATTCTGTTTAGCTCTAGCTGCCTTTAACTTCATCTTTTCTACTTCAAGTTTATTCTTCATCTCCTCTTTCTTAAGTTTATTAGCTTCACTAGCTATTTTCTCTTGAGAAATGTTTTGAACTCTAATAGCTTCTATCTTCTTATCTTCGATATCCTTCTTCATGTTAAGTTCTTTATCCTTTATAGACATTTCTTTATCATGTTTAGACTTATCTGTAGCTAACTTAGATTGCTCCATGAAAGCTTTAGATGCTAATCCTCTTTCTTCTAAAGATAGAGCTGCTAACTCAATTGGATCAGGAACACCATCTCCATCTTGATCTAAGTTCTCTTGGCGGCTGTAAACATTAATTTGAGCTACTTGAATCTTAGTCTCATTATTAGAATCTATTTCATATTGTTTTAACTCCATCTCTCTCATCTTAATATCAAGAGCTTGAGCTTGTGCTTCTTTCTGTGCAGCAATTTGCTCTTGTGCTACAGCATTTTGAGCATCTTGATTTTGCTTATCTCTAGCGTATTTAGTCTCTTCACCTTTCTGTAGGTTACGAACTATATCTCTAGGGTTATCATTGATAACAGCATCTATAATCATAGATAAGTCTGCCTTATCTGATTGTAAAGCTGCTTGAGCTAATTGCTTCAATGATTCTACAACCATATGATCTTTCGAAGAGTTAGACATGAATACTCCAAATTCAGAGTTTTCAAATGTACCTTCTTCAATATCTAATAACTCAATGCCCATATCATCTAAGACATACTGAGTCTTCTTACCTTTTCTAAATGCTATTTTACCACATTCAATGATAGCAGTATAGACTCTACGCTTAACATCATCATGTGCATCAAATAGGTACTCTGTAATCAACGCTGATTGACTTACTGATCTTTCTACATTTCCTACTAGTTCGTTTGTACTAATAGCTCCTAGACGTTGAGGTGATACTCCAGATATAAATGCTATCTGTTGTTTAATATACTCTAATGTATCGATATACTGACTAATCTGATTAGCTAAGGATAAGTCAATGGATTGAAATTGATTAAAGTTAGATAGTTTACCTACATGGCTTCCTTTCTTACCTTCTTCGAAACTATTTATAAATCCTATCTTCATAGCTTTAAGATAGTACATCCAACGGTCTAAGTCCATACCTTCTGAACGAGGTATTTGAGCTAAGTCCATTAACATTACTTTACCTTGATCACTAGCAAAGGCTAGTTCTAATCTATAAGATAATACGTTATATAAATATTGATATGGTTTTAATCTATCGATTAAAGATACAGAAGTAGAATTAGTAGAATTATAAATTAATCCAGTATAACCTAGTTTACAATAGTATGGATTATCTAAACGTCTACGTTGATTCTCTTTAGGACCAACTCCTACATAAATATTATCCCCTATCTTAACGCCTTCCCATGCCTCATTAATCCAGAACTCTTCTGCAGTAGCATCTGGGTACTGTGTTTTAAATATAGCTAATTTGAATGTCTCATCAACAATCATTTCCTGTTGCTCATCGTTTTCATCAGTATACGCTAAATGGAATAATTTTTTAAATGACTTCCATTCTACACGAACTACACGAATTAACTCTGATTGACTAGAACCTGATGTCTGGTTATTTGCTGAGAAATTAGTAACTCCTGAATCTACTATACCTCCTTTACCATCTGTAACAAAGGTAGGATTAGAGTTTATATAGTTATAAGCGCTAGTATAACGTTTAGATATATCTTCTAGTTCAGTAATTTGTGAAGGTTTTAACTCACTACCAAATTCATCTATAATAGTTGCAGGAGCTAACATACGCACTTCAATTACTGATTGCGCATCATCTATATACTCGCTATCTCCATCTAATGATACAGTTATATTCGAAGGATTACAACGTCTAAATACTACCTCATCATTCAATACGCCCGTCCAGTAGATTTCTTCTCCCGTGATAAGTGCATCTTTCCAACCACGTTTAAATATCTCTTTAACATTAAGATACTTCTTAAGATACTTAAATATTTTATTAGCCTGTGATTCTATTAAATCAGAAACATTGTGCTTCTCATATTTAATAATCTCTTCAGGTGTTGGAGGAGGGTTATTAGGATCGATAGTAGATGGATCAATTTCAGCTAATAACTTTTGCTGTAATGATTGCATAATACTATCTTTAAGTCTCTTCTGCTTACGATTAATATCGTTAGGAGTTTCTGAGAATACAATACAGTTATCAGGACGTTTAACTTCTTCACCAATTAATAAATTAATAGATGGGGAGATAATATCGTAATGTTGTAATGTAGCTGGAAATTCATTATCTGGTAAACCTAATGGGTTACATACATATTCTAAATCTGCTTTATTAAACTTTCCGTTAAATAAGTCATAATTTACTTTCTTATTAAAGGCAGTATTTCTATTAGACGCAGCAGAAGTATATGATAATCTTTCATACCAATCTATTGTTTCTTTTTTCCACGCTTCTCCTTTCTGAGAAAGGGCTAATTTTTGTCTAGGTAATGACATATGTTAATGTACTATTTTATTATTAGTATTTTTTTGAAAAAGTTTCTTCTTAAAGAAGGGGTCAGAATCTAGCCATGTTTTAGGCATAGCTTCTTCTAAATGTATTCTATGCATTTCTTTAGCCTGTAGTATACATAACATAAAGGCGATAACTCTATCAAAGTTACCTTCTCTATCATATGCTACTAGTTCTTTTAGTAATGGTATAGATTTGATGGTATGTAGATTTAAAATCTTTTCACCATTAATGTCTTCTCTTTCTTCGTACAGCCATTGGCGTACGTAAATCTCACATTGGTCTTTAATACCAGTAGCTCCACCAGAACCACGATTCATATGGATACCATATCCACGTTGTACTTTAGAGTCTTTTACTATATCTCTTATTATACCTGGTTGTTCACATAGGTAATGTAAAGAGTTCTTTATCTCAAAGTGTATCTTTAAACCTTTAAGTTGATTCTCATATAAGCATTTAGCATTATAGTAGATACATAGTTTTCTACATGTCTCGTAGAAATGATCAGCTCTTTCAGGTCTACCAGTATATTCTGCTACTAGTTGATTATAAGTAACACCATTATGTATAAATCTTTTATAAACAAAGAATGAGCCTAATGAATCTGTACCAGATTTATCTTGGTCATAAGGGTCACATCCTGCAATGTATAATGCAAAGGGAGGGTTCTCTGGTGGTTCTTCCCATATAACTATACATCCTGTTTTACTAGAATCTGGTTTTAGTGGGTAGTCTACTATATCAAATAGATCAGGGTTTAACTTAAACTTAAGTTTACCTTCTCCATCAAAGTAGAGCTCTCCCTTTTTCTTATCTTCCCTTAGAGAAGGTATAGTCTCTAGTTGAGATAACCAGTCATGCATTTCTATAGAAGAAAATACAGCTCCGCTAGATCTTAAGAAAGATTCTGAAGGAGTTAAAGGATACTGTGTAATAGAGTCCTGTATATTCTTAGGGTCTCCACCTTTACGTTTAATTTCTCTATAATCTTCTATAGATGCTAAAGCTATTTCTTCAATAGAGTTACCATCATAGTCTACCATAGGTTTACCTTTCCATTCAGGATGTCTTCCTAACTCGTCTTTATATGTACCTAAGCGTCCTCTAGTAGCTGGAATAAACCAACCACATTTAGTCTCTTCTTTACCTGGCTCCCATACATTATTAAACTCTAATAGATTATATTGTCTAGGGTTATTAAACATATACGCAAAGTCTGCAGTACCGCCTTCCATATCCCCACCAGTTCCAAATATAATAGGAAGTCCTACCATATTATCACCATCTTTCCAACAAGGTTCTGTGATACCGTAAGCATCTTTTAGATTATTAAGAGTTCCTGCCTCTTCAAAGATGAAGATACTAGTAGATAAACCTACTGCAGCAAATGGATTATCTTTAAACGTTAACTTCTTAACTTCAGACATATATCCTGCCCATACTTTAACACCATCTATAGATTTTTCAAATCTAGAT